GTATCCTTTGACCCTCCGTCTCAGTTGAATTCCACTTCAGTGGCTCAACAGGTACACTGAGTCGTCATGCCACCAGTGGGCGTGTCACTAAGAATGGTTATCCCATGCATTAACGCATTCAACAAACTCGTCCGCTGCATCGACAAGGGACCTCTCAGCAGATGCATCTGTACAGATGGATCTTGAACAATCCGTTTCGCGTGTTCACGCATCGCTTCAAAGCTAACTCGATATTCTTGAGATCCAACGTAAATGGCAGAAGTGCCCACCCCCCGCTGCAACCGTTCAGCATGTATCTCAGTACTCCCGCCCACCGCGGAAGCCTCAATCAGAAAATCATCCACTGCGTGTTGCAAGTTAAAGTAAGAATCAATTTCCGAGCACTCACTAACATAATCTTTATAGATGTCATAATACCCAACATAGTCCGTCGCTAAATCCAATGCGAGCATGAAACTAGCGTCACTTGAATAAGGCGCGATCACATGGAAAATTATTACGAAATCACTGTCCCATGGCGCGGTGTAAAAATGAATAGCGGGCCGCTGATTTCTGGGCACGTGGTTGCTCGCGCGTGTTCGCATTGGCACTCCTTTACCGCTCCCACCCAATTCTAAAGAATCGGTCGCCGCCTGCTTTACAACAACAGGCACCACCTTTTCCGCTAAATGTACAACTTCCTTATCCACCTCCTCCACATGCTTGAGTTTTGATGAGACAATCCTTAATAGATTTTGGTCTTCAGTAGGATCTGACTCCTCATATAGAACTTGTAAACCTTCTGGAGTTATCATTGGCAATTCAACATGATGTATCGGAGTATTTGTTAGTTCACTGATGACCTTACCAAGCTTGTATATCTGGACAGCGCCACGCGCTGTCGCCATACCTGCAGCCACACCTTCACCAACTAAAGGAACCTCAGCAGCCAAATGTTCCGCAATCTCGCCGCCAATATCGATTGTCTGCTCTAACGCTTCTTCAATAATGGACTCCTTTTCTTTGTTCGCAATTTCAGCCAAATGTTCATAATTCCTCTTCATATATTCGATCATACGTTTCTCATCAGCGGACCGCATGCGCTCCTCTTTCCTCAATGCTCTCTCCAAGATTGCCAGGTTTTTCTTCTCCTCACCCACAACCATTCCCATGGCCTTCATTGCCGCCTCTAACGCTTCAATCTCCTCCTGTTCTGATATTTCGGTCTCGTGGGAAATCTGTAAATACTTTTCCACTTTCGTCAGCTCAGTTCCTATACCATCTATCTTCTTAAGTACTTTACCATATTTATCTATATCTGCGTTTGATCTAATCACTTTATCAATTCGATTCACTTTTTGAGCCAATGCATGTTCAATTGGATTTAAAGGGTCTGTTACAACGTCACTCACACCGGCGACGTTCAGAATTACCGCACGTTTTATCTCTTCGCCATATGACCCGTCCGTCAATGCAGCAGTTGCTGCACCTTCGATTAATCCTGAAATTGCTCGCTGTCCTAGTTCACTCTGCGCGACGCGTCCCGCTCCATCAATAGCTGCTTTAAAAATCTTTTTTGCCGTATTACTCTTCACCGCCTTCGATACCGCACCTCCGAATTTTGATAACGCATTCGTGATCTTACCCATGATGACACCTCTCGTGTTGCCTGCTGGCTCACCCCGTTCGTAGGAGGATCTATAC